TTTCATCGCCCGGCGCGTCTCTAGCCTCTATCTCTTCCAGCGTTAACACGAGCTATTCTGCCTCCTCAAACAAGCCCTGCCCTACGTACTTATATTTTCGCCCGTTAATTTCGTACACAGTTCCTTTATCCATGCGGGAAACGTCTACTCGTTGTTCGTCTGTCATAGGCGTAGGAGCTACTGTCGGTGCGTCATTAGGCAGGGGCACCCGCCCACTTACTTGCTTCACGTTGGGCGGCGCAGGGTATACAACAGAAAGCTCGCCTGCTGATTTAGGCGTAACGCCACCGCGCAAAGGAATCTGCTTCCCGGCTAAGTTAGTAAGCGCCGGTGCGGGTTCCACAACGGAGGGGGCGCCTGCTGATGCGGGTGTCTCTCCTCCTTCAATAGGTAGAAGCGGCCCCTCTTGGTTTAAAGGCGAGGGCGCAGGCGCAGGCGCGGGAGCGGGAGCGGGAGCGGGAGCGGGCGCAGGCGCGGGTTCGACCGCTGACGGAAGTGTTTCAGACGCCGCGCCTTCTATAGGTATTAATTCTCCTGCTTGGTCCGGGGCAGACAGCTCTTCAGTTATTACTTCCGGAGGCACAACCGCGGGAGGCGGACGGTTGCGATTACCGTACATTCGCGCTGCAGCTTCGTTAGCCGCTTTCTCCGCATCCGCAGGCGTGCGGTGTTTGCCTATGAGGTACATGTACACTTTACTTCGGAAAGCATCACGGCTCATTTCTTTAGACGCGGTTAACGTAGTCACGGCGTCTTCAATATCCACCCCCATGGTTTCCGCGTACCATTTTGCGTTCTTCTGAAGGGCGGTGTCTTTAGCGGGCTTGTCCCCCGCACTCATGATCCGGTCAAAGGCTGTCAGCGTCGCTATTCCTGCGTCGAGATTTTCCTGCTGTTCGGGTGTCAACGGCCCGCCTGACGCCTGCTGGGCCTCTAAACTCGCTACGATGGGGGCAACTTTAGCTGCCTCGCCTCTCAGCCGCTCGTACGGCATATTTATCGAGAGCTTTTCGATCTGAGACGTAAGGTTCGCCATCTTGAGGACACGTTCTCTTTTTACGCCTTCGTTCTTTTCCACGTCCAGCAGGTACTTATCCTGAGCTAGCTGGTTCGCAATCGAATCCTGCTGACGATCGTACCGGAGCTCGCCTTCTCTAAGCGCCAGGTTCCGGTCCGCGCGCGCACTCGTCGCCCGGTCTTTGAGCACCTGCTCACGCAAGCCTAACGAATCTCCGAATCTAAGGCCTTCTACTCTGTATGCGTTACCCGGCATATCTCTACCTTCTGTATGCGGCGGTGTTTAATAGCTGATTTGCGCCATGCACGTAAGCGTTATTCGATCCAACAAAGCCCGATGCGCGCGCGTCGCCGGCCCTATTGATATTTATCCCGCCCTGGTTCGCGTAATTCTGCCCGGCGGCCGACGTATTCGTGGTCGCTGTCTGCCCAGTGCCCGCCAGCGTAGACAGGCGGTTCCAGTAATTACCGTACTCGTTGGACGCTGTGCCCTGCGCAAATCGCTCGGTTTCTTTGATCTGTCGCCCCGAAAGCAGAAGCCCCCGGGCAGCCGCGCTTCGGTCCTGCGCTTTTATGCCCTCATTGAGCCGGAAGTTATACCCAGGCGATTCTTCAAAGCTGCTGAAGTTGCCCCGGGTAAGTTCACCCATTTCACGAACGGCTGCAGTTCCTTCTTCGCGCCACGGCCGCAGATCTTCGCGGGTTTGGTCATATTGTTCTTTCTGCAAAGCCAGTGCGGCCTCTGCCGCGCGCTGCTCTGCCGACGCTGCTTTTTTCGCCGCGCTCGCGCCGAGAATGGAGGAAGCAATCGTGCCGCCCGCACCTACGATGCCGATAGCGGTATCGATCCAGTCCGTCCAGGCTTTCGAGCCCGCCGCCGCTCCTGTGGTAGCGGTAGCTGCTTGGGCAATCTTGGCCGCGTTGCCCCCCGCGAGAAGCCCCGCGCCTCCCGCCGCAGCGCCTGTTGCTGTTACGCCTCCGGCGGCCGCCGCGCTCCCCCCAGCGACATCTGCGGTGTTGACGGCGGCGTCAAAACCCGCTTGAGACACGTCCAGCCCGCCCGCTGCACCTGTGCCGCCTGCCGCTCCGGCACCTCCGGCGCCCGCAGGCGTGTTCGCCCACGTACCGTTATCAAGCAGTACCGGGTTACTTCCACCGGCGGTGGCGGCTCCTGCAGCTTGAGTGCCCAAAGGCGCTGTAGACGCAGCGGTTACCGGCGCTGCGTTCCCTGTAAGACCGCCAAAACCGGCCGCGGCCGGCGTAAAACCTCCTGCTCCGACACCGCCCGCAATGCCACCCAGTCCCGGTGCGGCGGTATCCAGACCAGCAAGAATACCCGGTCGTGCGTCCATCTGCGCTTGCCAGTTATCGAAATTGGTGATCGTGTCGTTCGAGAACGGATTAATGGCGTCAGGCAGGTTATCGGATACCCACTGTGCTTGAGTAGGAAAGTGCTCCGTCAGGAAATCCGTCATCGCGTTAGGCGTCGCGAGGAAACCAGCCAGTGCTGTACCCGCCGCCACGCGCGCGATTGTCAGAAAATCAGAGAGCGGACCGCCTTCTTTTTTATTCGCAATCCATTTATCATTGGCGATCTGCGCGGCGCGTTGTGCGCCCTGAACCGCCAAGGCGCGTTTTTCGTCAGGCGATAGCGCCATGTACGCTTGCTGCCCTCCCTCACCGTAGTATTGGAGATTGGGGTTGCCGTTGCGGTCAAATTCGTTGAAGGGGGTGTCGTACGCATAGCCGGGACCGCCGCCAGAGATCGGCTGACCTGTGATAGGGTTGATCCCGCCAGCAAACCCGGCGAGGCTGTCGTATGAGTAGTCACCGCCCGGAGGCCGATAGCCTTCAGGTTGCCCTGAGAGACGTCTATCGCCCACAGGTTTCCAGTACCCCACAGAGTACTCTCCCTCGCCTGTGAGCTCACCCACGCCCCAGGGGCGGCCTGTCAGGGGGTCGAACTCAGTCCCCGAGCTGGTCGTGGCCTGCAAACGCTCGATCTCAGCAGGGCTCGCGCCCTCCTTTTGAAGCCATGCGATATACTCGGGGTCAACCGTCATCGACTGCGGTGCGAATTCTGCGCCGAGGGGATTGCCCTTTACAGGGCGTAAAAAACCACCAACTACCATTATGCGCTCAATCCATAAAGTGTGACTGTTCCAGCAGCTAACTTACCACTGCTCATTTTTAACTGCACTCCGTCAACCGCGTTCGTCGTGCCTACGTACGTACCGTGAAATTCACTTAGCACACCGATGTCGATTTCGTCCATGTGAGCCAATTCGCCGGCGAAGTGATGATTTATGCTGGCAGAGGGGGTGTAAAAGTTAATCTCGCCGCCTAAAGCATCCTCATTATCTTCGCCTAAACTGCCGCTGCAGCGCACATGTGCGCTTCCTGTCGAGTTGGCTACACTCGTAATTCCAGCCGTATCCGCTCTTTTCTGGGTAACATTGTACATATAATCGGCCGCGCCGTCTCGCCACACTGTTCCGGTGTCTTCTGACACGAGTAGTTGGAGATGTTCGCCAGGCGTATCGGGGCGAACACCAGAGAGCACGAGCATGTATTTTAGGTAGGTAGACGAGATACCGGATACGAAGTCCAGCGTTTCGGACGACGCGGCGGTCTGCTCGTCTATCTTTACCCATGGGTCTACCGCCAGGTCCGTCAACTCGGCGATAGCGTCGTTGATCCGGTCTTCAAGCTCGTTGAGCCAACGAACGATTCCGCGATCTCCACGAAAAGCTGCTGGGGCGAGGCGTAGATTAGGCATCAGAAAGCCCCCGGTTGTATGTCAGCCGACGCGCCCACCAAGGCAAATTTCACCGGGTCGCTCATGGTCAGTTTGAAAATGCGGCCTTTGTCTTTCATCTGGCCCAGCCGCCGCCAATGCACCCGCGCATCAGAGGCTCCGCGTGCCCCCAACGTGCGCCAGTGTTCGTTGGAGAACGTCTTACCGCCGTCGTCGGACCACTGGAGCATGACCTGCGGGTCAGACCCTTGTCCGGTACTCAGACCCACTCCTGTCTCGAAATCGAGCCATAAACGAGGCATGACAGCTCTATTTCCTTCCGCGTGCAACGTCGGAGAAATAGCGAGACGTAAAATACTGGCGCCGTCTTCGTCGTACGTATCAGGGTCGAGTTCGTACAGCTTGCCGCTGAGAAAATCGCCCCCTATGTTTTTGTTGTACGCCACTTCTACTGTACTTATCCGCCACCGCTGAAAGTCACCGCTCTGCCGTTCGTGCCACAGCTGCGTAGACATGTCGTACACCCATGTTGCTTCTGTAAAGTTCAAGGCGTAAAACTTGTGCCCGTTCTGGGTATACGTATACCCGGTCGCGTTTTGCGGCTCAGAATAACTACGTATTTTATACTCGATGGCGTGGGTGGATATGCGCTGCGGGGTGTATTGCTGTGATCGGTAGACAACCATGTCGTCACCCAACCAGAAGATGGTGTTATCATCCTTGACGACGCTCATTTTAGCTAGGCATCCGCGTTCGACAAAAGCCTGTACAGAGCGCTCAAAAGGGAAGTCGGCGTTACCCGAGTTGTACCAGACCTCGATTGAGCGCTCGCCAAAGAGCCACAATTCCAAGTGATCCGCGATGCCAGTAACCAAATCGTCGTTCTCTGCGCTCGCGGTAGCGAAGTCCAGAGCGTCGTAACTATCCGCGTCTAACAACGCAGATATGCCAAAACGCCCGTTCGCCGATGGATCTCCGTAAATGAAATAGCCGTCTAGGTAGGTCACCCATTCAGCCCCGGGAAAGTGCGCGTCTGTGATCTTTGCCAGCGTGGTTCCGTCGTATGTATACCCGTCCGTATCAGAGCGTATGAATAGTTCCTGTGCGGTCGCCAGGTTACTGTTGATTTGGTACTGGCTGCCGGTACCAACCGCGCCTATGAGCGTGCTGGTACCTGACGAATCGACGCTGTACAAGTCGTTGCCGCTAACCACGTACAGCACGCCCGAAGCGGTGTGCATGGCACGGATGGGGCCGTTGCCCACCGTCCCGAACAGTTTAAGCCCGGGGGTACCAATCAAGGTCACAACTTCTTTGGCACCTCCCGGCTGTGCTTCGGCGTAGACGTTTAACACACGTTCCGCCGACACAGATTTGGTGAAGGTTTCTCCTGAGTGTGTGGCGAAGGGTATCTTCATCGCTGCTCCGGGCCGAACATGACCGGTTCGTCTTCGTTGTCCCAATACATGAGGTTCAGTTTATGCTCGTCCGCAAGCGTTTTTAGGTACGCTCGTTCTTGAACAGGTAAACCATATTTCGCACAAATATCGGAAGCCAGCCCCCAACTGAGCGCCTTAAACCATTCGGTAGGTACGTCAGGGTTATCGGTAGCGGCATCGAAATCTTCGATTTTGCGCTCGACGGTCATGTTAAGCATATCACTGACATCGTCCGCAGTCGGCCAGACATACAGCGAGCCATCGCCGTTCTGATCGTAGAAGACCTGTACGACCTTGCCTTGCGTCGTTTTATCAGCCAGTTCCATGTAGTCTTCGCGCGAATGCACGAACACCGGCACTTCATTTCCGGCTTTCGTGCGCCTGCGCGCGGAGAGTACCCTGAGAGGCTTCCCCATTTGCGTGGTGAAGGTAAATATCGTGTTGGCCGAAGCGGCTGCGCCGGCAAGGGCCGTATCGATAGTCACCTGTGTTGAGCTATCCACCGAAGTGATTGTCGTCCACTGGCGCGTCCCGTCGTCCAGTTCGATGCCGATGTTATCGTCGGCGGTCATTCCGGTGGTATCTGTAATCGAGAGTACAGTTTGCGCGGCGGCTTCGGCCGCCGACAAAGTTGTCTCGACGTGAGAAGCAGAGCCCTTGGTGGTACCAAGAGTGTATTTAGTGGTTCCCTTCGTGTGGAACAGCGTTACTTCCTGCTGTTGCCATAGATGGAGCCCGTCTGCTTGCCATGATTTTATGAGTACGTTTAGCGACCGATTACATGCCTTGAGATCGTTACCCGAGGGGGATTCCCCTTCGGCCAGCACCTGACATAACTCCAGTGCTTCGGTGATTACGTCATTGCGTGTGACCGTAAAGTCGGTCGAACCAGAAGTTGCCATTAGAGATCATCTATCGTTACTTCGTTGGTGCTCAGAAACACATCTTCAGGCTCCGGGCGAGCATTCGGAACCACTTGTCGATCTCTGCGGGAGCTTACAAAATCTTGTGGGTGTCGAGGCTCCCAATCTTTTTCACATACTATGAGATTGTCCCAAGTCGAACGTGACTGGGACTTTTTGATCTTGAACCCGCAACGGTCACAGATTACATTCGGATCGCCGTGGCTGTAAAAATCTGCGCGTCCCATGCTATGCCTTTGGCCGCATCCACAGGGTAATCGTGTAGGTGTCGCCTGCGCCGTGACCAACGGTCGAGAATACGATGTCGCCATCTGAGCCTGTGCTTTGAGGGTCGGTCACGCCGCCGGTTTTGGTCCAGTCAATGCATCCGTCGCCGGATAGCGCCGCTACTTCGTCGTTTGTTGTGGCGTTGAACTCGATGACAACATTCATACCGGCTGTGATCGAATAGTCAATCCGGTCGATTGTCGCGTGCGTCGCGGTGTCGCCATTGGCGTTGGTTAGAGTGGAAATATCTACTTTCTGCACCGCGCTTTCGCCGGTATCCACATACTCCCACGTAAAATTCGCGATGTACTCGCGGTTGCCGTTGAGCAGCACTTGTGTGTTAACAGTATCAGCCATTTAAGACCTCTTTCGTCGTGGTAGCCCGCGCGGCACTGCCGCGCGGGCTGTTTCACTAGGCGTCGGTAGACGCCGTGATGTTGGTCTGCATAGAGCTTTCACCATCCAAGTTAACGATGTTGATCGGCTGCATAAACTGCATATCCGCACCAACGAACGCTTCGGTGATGTTGGCCGCGTTATCGTTCAGGCGCGCGTTGATATCTGGCCCGACAAACCCGGTGGTCGTAGCTACCGCCGTGAAAATCACGTCGGCCGCATTCGCGCTTTCGGCAAACCCGGTATGCACTTTTAGCTGCACCGCTGCCGTGGTCACGTTTTCGATGGCTGCGGTTCCGAAGTTACCGTAGATATCGAAGTTACGAACGATGGTGTTATCGCCGCCTACGAGCTGAAGTGCAGATTCGGCTCCAGCCGCAGCAGCACCGCGATGGGTCCAGCCATCGATTAGCATCCGGTCGGCGTTGGCGTCCGCCACGATGAAGTCAGTGGCTTGGCCTGTCACGTCCCGGGTTTCACAGTCGATCATCTTAAAATCAGCCGCGTTCACATCAATCGGGCCGGTGAGGGCGTCGATACCGCCAGTGAACAGGAAGTTACTGATTGTGATGTTGGCTGCGCTTACGTCCATATCCGCGCCTACAGCAGTCGTAAAGTTGACAGTTGGGCGGTTAGAGCCGTTGCCGAGCCCCATGATGGTAATACCCGCAACATCGAGGTCCAGGCCCGCAGCCGCAGTCACAGTCTCGGTGTGACCAGCTTTGACCATGATGATGTCGCCGTTATTAGCGGTGCATCGACCCACAGCGTAGTCAAGAGTGCTGAAGGGACGAACATGCGTACCAGCGTGTCCGTCCGAGCCGGCGCCCGAATCGACCCAAAAAATATTGCCGCCGTAGACGTTAAAAACCGGCATACCGCGAAGGCTGACGCCGTGCGCAAAGCCGTTAGGAAAATTTGAAATGGGCATTTTATACTCCTTCTAATGACCCAAATTGGGTGGCGTTATGCCACTACCATTAGTTCGGAAGTAATGGCCCCGCCGAAGCGGGGCCACACTTATTACGCGCCGGGCGAACCAAACACGCCACGGAAGTCGGTGACGCCGAAGGAATAACGCTCATAGCACTTGGCTTTAGCATTCTCCGTATCGAAATCATTGTCCTGCGTGAACTGTGCAGCAGTACGCTCGTAGCAGATCAAGCCGCGAGGTGCGTTGGTCCGAATAAACCAGGCATCGGTGTCGGTCAGGTAGTGGTTGACTTTAACCCCTTCAGGGATCGAGCCATCCGCGCGCAAGACGTTCACCGCGTTGTTCGCGGTATCGTTCTGAAGTGTCGAGTTCAGAATACGGCCGGCGTCAAACGAGAGAGCCGGGGGTACAATGAGACACTTAGGCATCAGACTGATTTTCAGACCACGGTCGTTTGTGGCGGTCATAATCTGAATAACCAGATCTTCAACAGACGCCTCAGAAAGATCGGAGGCGGTAGCAAGCTTGTTAGACTGACTGCCCGACAGAGTCGGGTGATTGGTCGCTAACAGTTTAGTACCGTCGCCGAAAGTGTAGCTGCCGCTAAACCCGCGATTGTAGACTTGGGCAGCCACGGTCTCTTTGGTTTGACGCATTGAGAACGCATTAGCAGCAGCGCGGCGCTTAGAGACAACCTCGTATTGGCTATCGTCCAGTTCTTCCTTAGTCACGATGTAACCAAGAGAGTAAGCGACGTGCGTATACCGAGACACATAACCTTGTGTCTCCGAATCGTACTGCACGGCGGCACCTTGCGCTTTAGCCGGCGCAAGACCAAACCCGGTCAGTTGGACGTCTTCTTCGTACGCTTGCGTAGAAGTGTCCCGGTCGAACAGCATAGTATGCTCAACCTTGTGTTCGTCGTAGTTACGACCCCACCAGACCTTAACGCCAGGCCAGAGGGCTTTCGGGTGACTACCGGTTGTAATAACAGCCATTATACCCTCCTAAATACCCAGAGCGCCGTGCGCTTCGGTGTGGTTGTTGATCTTAACCAACCATTTGGCGCTCGTGCCAATCTCGTTATCAACGCGATTAACGAGACTTTGAATGGTCAGTTGGTTTGAGGCATCGGCGGCTGGCGCGTCTGACGACGTATCCAGTTCCACACCTGAAAGCCCTGTAATAGTCGAGCCCGCGTGGGTGTAGATAACAACCGCGTTCAACCCGACAGAGGTAGCTGCGAGCGCGGTGCCCCCAGCACTATCGTCCTGAATTTCAAACAGAGCATCCGGGTCGTCGCAGACGTACGCTACGCCTTCGGTCGATGCCGCGCTGTGCTTGTTCTCAAGATTGGTTTTAGTAGGCTCAAAGCCAACAATAACCCCGGTGATAGCGTTACCATCACCAGCAGTTGCCTTGTTGATTTCCGGCAAGGTGCCTGCAGCGAACATCGAGCCGCCGGTTCCTTCTACGCCAGAAGTGTTTGAGGTGCCTGTCTTAATCACCGGATCGCCAATAAACAACGCGGTAGCGTAGCTAGAGGGGATGTAATACGGATTTACAGCGGCGTTAAACCCTGCACCGTTCCGGTGACGTACGAGACGTAGCCCAAAGGGGCTGTCTGTGTTCGCCATATTTTAAGCTCCAAGAGGCGGGAGACAGCCAAGGAGCCTAATGTGTACCGATTTTGATACCGTCTTTAGGCACATATTTGCCGTCTGCTCCGACTTCCCCTTTGATGTTGCCGGTTTTGATCGCCTCGTCCGTGGTGTCGTTTTCACGTTGTTTGACGGCTTGATCTTCATCGTACAACTCTTGGGGGAGTTCCATGAGATAGGCCTGTTGCCCCGTGGTTTTATCCACAGTGCGGTGGACCCTTGTGCCGGTACCCTCTCCGTCAACGTCATCGTCAACAAACGTGTAGCCAGCATCTTGTGCGTCCTGAAGCCGAGTGCCCTGTTCATTCATCCAACGCCTGTGCATCCCTTCTCTCTCGGGGGCAGTCAAACGTGATTTACGAACGCCGAGCGGAACTCGCTTCCGACGCGGTGTCTTTTCTTCGGTCGTAGTCTCTGTTTCCTTGGGGCCGTTCAAAGTAAGAGTTTTCTCAGTCATCCCATTCGTACTCCTTCAAGTACTCATCTCGGGTACACATTTCGCGAGCGACCATGCGGTCGCATGCAGCCTTGGCGGCGCTGGGTAAACTAGCCCAGGTTTTTCCGCTTTTCTTTCTGGGGGGTGCGTTACCGCCCTCGACCTCGCCCGGCGCTCCGCGACGGGGATTCTCGAATTTCTCGGGGTAAGCACGTTTAACCTGCGTTTCTAAGGCTGCAAGTTGATCAGTTAAAGAGGATTGTGGCATAGATACACGTATAGATGCAAATGCTGCGTCGGTAAATGTTGTCATGCCGGGGTCGTTGGAGTACCACGTATGTTTTTCGGTAAACGCGGTAACCTCCGGGGGAATTTCATTTTCCGCCTGCTGCCGTTGAGCCGGCGGCGGCGGAACTTCTAAAGCTTCGATCTTCGACTGCGCGGTGTCGTAGGCATGAACATCGCCTAATTCGACCGCCTGGCGCTGCTGCGCCTCTAATTCAGCTTTAGCTTCTTCGTAGCCGCGCTGGTGCGACCGGGCCATCATGCCTTTCATTTCAGCCATGTCGTTATTGATATTTTTCATGTCCTTGCCCTGCGCGACAAGCTGGGCGTCCTGACGCCGTAAGCGCTCGCGCAAAACAGGTAGCTCCGTCTCGCCACGTTCGATGAACGTATCGGCGTCCACCCAACGGGACTCAGGTCCGTTGTATTCGTCAGCGGGGCGCCAGCCCATGCGGCGGGCGCGTTCTTCGAGTTCTGCGGGCTCGGGAGAAGTGTCCGCAGCTTCTTCCGGTGTTTTTTCTGCGGGCTCTTCCGCCACTTCTTCGTTAACTTCGCTCATTTTCTGCTCCTACGCCAAAACTGCGGCGATATCCGTGTCGTTGCACAGCCGGTATTCTACGTCCTCGACTTTGTGTGTTTGTCCGGCGTACCGCGAAAACAGCACTTTTGCGCCGATTTCAGGAAACGCGCCCTTCCAATCGTCAAAAGCCATGTCGCCCGCAGCAATAAGGATGCCGCGAACTGCCGCCGCGTCTCGGCGATCTTTATGGTCATCAGGGAGAATAATGCCGCCGGGAGTCTTTTTGTCGAGAGTTTCAGGTAAAACCAGAACCTTGCACTCTACCGGTTGGATACCAGACTCATTGATCGTCTTCTTCTTTCTCGTCATCTATTTCTACTCCGTAAAAGAACGCTATTTTCTCGTGGGTTAGCTCGGTAATTTCTTCCAGAGCCAAACAAAACCCTATAGTTTGTTTGTTATTCTCGTCAGCTATTCCTCCTTGCGCCCATTGTTCCATGCGTTGTTGGCGAAGATCGAGCATAAATTGCACGATCTTGTGTGTCGTGGGGTCATTGTGCCACGCCCTTAGCTCTTGCGGCGTCAGCTGCATTACTGAGTTCCTTCATCTTTATTTCTGCGTTGAAGTCTTCGACTGTAGCCTGCAGCATCTGCTGCAGTGCTTGCAGTTGTCGGCCAGGCTCTTCGCCTTCCGCCTTCGCGAGGCTCAATTCAGCCTGCGCCAGCATCTGCCTGACTTTGGCTTCTGCTTCCAGTTCCTTAACCTTGACTTCGCGCTCATGCAATTCAAGCTCTGCGAGTTGCATTTGCTGTTCTGGCGAGGGGCCCTGGTCTTTCGCGAACAGCGTTTCCGGCTGCTCAATCGAAGCCGCTTCCAGTACCCGGGTCATAATCGCCTGCGGGTCCATAAGTGGGTGATCCATAAACGACATCAAAAACTCGGCGCGCCCTAGTTTCTGCGTGTCTGTAACAACGCTCGGGTCGCTTACCGGCTGGACGTCGATGCTGGAGTCTTCGTAATCCTGAAAAGAGATGGCTTCAGGCGTATCGTGAAAATTAAAATACTCTTCCCCGGACAGCCGCAACCGATTGAGCCGGTAGAGCATTTTAAGCTCCTTTTTAAGGCTCCGGTGGATGCGCTTGTATATGCTGGAGAAAACCTTCAACCCTTGCTCTATGAGCGCGAGAGTGGTCGTGGGCGAGGCGTTGGAAGCATCCTGATCGCCGGTTAGTACATCTTTCACCGACGCCACGTCTTTGGCCGCCTCGATCAACAGCCCGAGTAGCTGAAACAGCACAGGCGACGGGCCAGCCGCCTGCAGCGGTACGATGGCCGATTTGATATCGCCGCCGATAGACTGCACCCTTTTGTACTCGCCGGGTTTAAACTGTATAGGCCCTGACTTCAAACGCAGTTCTGCGCCGATAAAGCCGCCGCCCATGGTCTGCAAGGTGCCCGCGTCGAGTAGCTGGTTAATGGTGGTATTGACGACCGAGTTAAGCGGGCCCAATAGAAGGCCAAAGCCGAGGTCGTAGAAGCTGCCATCAGGCGACGGGATAAAAGGATATTTGGTATAGTAGTTAACCGGCTCGATACGTAGAATACGTCCGCTGTTGTCGTGTTCAACCCCTTCCGGGTCGAACCGCGCTACGACCCGCATTACCTGCTTCGTATCCTTGTGGATAGTCACGATGTAAGGTTCTTTGTACCCGTCTTCGTCCATATCCCAATATCTATGCTGCTCAAGGAACACATGTGGTAGATCATCGTCGTCCGCGTGCGGGCCGACGTCGCCGCCCCTCGTGTGGCTCAGAGACGTTGCGCTGGCCTGCCCAAGCTCTCGCTCCAGAAAGAGCCCTGCTCGTTCGCGCTCAACGATTTCATTCGGATACAGCGTATATTCTTCGGTGATGCGCGGCGCGGTAACCAGCGTCTTGGTTAGGTTGTTAACGATTAGACGATCTGGCGGGACTAACTCGGAGACGTTCCTTTTCAGACGAGTATCGTAATACACCTTCCTGAACACGAGTCCCAGGATGGGCAGCATGTGCAAAAGCTTATCCGTGCCGTCTTCCCATTCCTCCATCTGCTCCGTCAACTGATAGGACATATGGCGGCTAATACGATCCGCCCGAGCTTGTTTCGACCCGGCCGGCACCTGTTGTTGTCCTGTCTGAGGATCGGGCTCGCTACCCTGATCCTGGCCGAAAACTTTGGCTTTTACGACGTTACGCCCGTCAACAATGGCCGGATACGCGCGCGCAGCGAACTGCAGCGCGGCCGTGGTTAACAAGGGATATTTGATATTTGCGGCGTTGGGCCACGGAAAACTCTTGGTTTTCGTTATCTGCATAGCTAACTCAAGCGCGGCAGCCATTTTTTCTTTCCACGGCGCGCGCGACTCATCATCGATCTCGTACTCTTCAAAGACCTTAGAGCCCATCTTCTCCAGCGTGGCATCGTCAAGGTAGACGGCTACGTTAGGGAGGTCGATATACTGCCGTACGTCAACGGGCTCGTCCGTAGATTCCGCCTCTTCCGGCACGCTTTCATAATTCTGTTCAATAGCCACTTGCTAAGTCCCTTCCGTACCTGTCGTCAAAATAATCTTCTTCGTCTTCGTACATTACCGTATCTGGTACCGAAGCCCCGGTACGGAACGCATCCGCGCCGTGCGACGCCCAGTTGTGCAGCGGTTTGTCCTTCCACCGCCCCAACTTGTCGTTCCACTCTTTTTTGTACGAATCGAGGCACTTAATCCCTCGATCACACTTCTCGGCGTCAAACCAGCAGGTTGACAGAATGCCGCGAACTGATTCGATCCCATCGGCCACACCGCCCATGGGTGCCACACTGAAGTCAATGCCAAGCTTATGCGCAGCGTCAAGGCGGCTCATGCCAGAACCTATCTCGCGAACCACGATATCGTGGGGCGCGATGTGCAGATCATAGCTATAGCCTTTTTCCTTCAAAACCGTTGCATAGTGCGGCAGCCCTTCGCCAGACGCCTCGTAATAGTCGATAACCCGGACTTGCGGGCCATGCCGTTGAATGAACCAGATCGCCATGCTGTCGCGCATCCCCAAGTCCCACCACGTTTCTACGCGCAGCGCAGGCGTGTAAGGCACCTTTGTGATGCGCCCTTCGTCGCGCGCATGAGCCATCTGTTTGCTGTAGTACGCGCCGTCAATACCGGCCTGGAACGCCTCGTCAGGATGGCTCGGAAACTCCCGGCGCATATCGTCGCCCTGGGAGATCAGCTTTTTCGCGTACCACGCCTGCTGACCCTCTGTAAGCTCGATGCCGAAAGCCCCGAGACTGTTGAAATACAGCTTATTCGGCTGGGTTATCAACACCCCTTCGGGGTCAATCGTGTAATCGGGGTGCTCCCACCAGGGATAAAAATGAAACTTGAAATCAAGCGCGGTCAGTTTCGCGCCTTCCCGTTTCAGGTTCATCGCGGCTTGGCACATGTCGTAGAAGTCGCCTTCTTGCCCTTCTGCCGTACTTTCCACAAAAATGATTTGGCCCGCATGTACCGTGTTAAACGCGCCAGTACGGATTTCTCGCGCTCTCTCCGGGTCTTTCGCGCATATCTTCCCGTATTCCGATACGTGTAAGATGTTGAACGTGCTTGACCGTAGAGAAACTCCCACGCGGAGGCTGGAATTGTTGCCGAGGACCAACTCCGTCGTGTTCGATTTCGCGAGAGGCACTGCGTCTTTGATTGTTTGGGGGAGGTTGTCATAAGGAAATTTCACCTTATCCGCGAAGAACGCCGTAGCCGCCTCTGCTGTCTGCGCTATGATTCCTGCTTTGGTGTTGCTGTTGAACACACAGGCATCTAGCATGTAAATCTGGATAAACGTCGTGAAACCCAGCTGCCTAGCTTTCAGAATGACGTTCATGTAGCTCATGTTCTGCAACAGGTCCATTTGCGTCGCATTCGGTGCAAACTTCACCTTTTGCCCATACTGATCGATGATCCAGTACAGGTTACACAATCTCCACGTTCGATCAGCGAAATTTTCGGTGATTTCGTCGGTCAATGCACGGTCCCTTCCGTGTCCATTTCATACCTGATAGGCGAGTTGGCTACCTGCTCTGCCATCGTGGCCGTCAGCCCCTTATCGCTCCACATAATTGTAAAAATGTGAACGGCCAGCGTGAGGTCTTCCGCCGTTATATTCTCGGGCGTGGTCTGCATAAACGCCATGAGTTGCTTGTCTGGTACGTTTTCCATGGCCGCTACACCCAAAACATACCCGAGATGCGTCAAATCGCCATTCTCGTCCGTTAACGGGTATGAGTTGCCTTTAGAGGTCATATCACGGCATCTACGGTGAAGCTCACTGCGTCCGCGATCAGGCTCTTCGGATCGGCGTCGTCGTAGGTCAGTTGCGCCTGCCACGCGCCGGCCTGATCGAGCAGGCCGCTCTCGATGGTGTAGTCTACGTACTCACTCGCGGCAAGCACGCCTAGCGTGGGGTCAGTTACACCGGCGCCCACAACAATGCCGTCTGCGGTGACTTTGGACACGGTACTCTCGTCAGGCTTTACGAACTTGATCGTGATCTCGGTTTCGCTCGCCATGTTGTAACCGGTAGAATAGCGGAATAACCGCCCGTATTCGCCGACTTTCAGATTTGTATTGGCCATCTATCTGGCCCTTTTCCGTTTGGCGGGTGCAGCCTTACGCTTGCGCAAATCGCCAATAGGTTTCTTCTTGTGAACGTGGGGTTTGCTGTCGAACGACGCCGACCGCTTCGCCGCTGCCGCCTCTGCTGCTTTAGAGTTCGAGAAAGACTTTCCGCCGAGCGCTTTGCGCTTTCCGGTGTTGTACAGCCGCACGGCTTCCTTCCTGTTCTGCTTGCCGCCGACCATGCTGGATAAGTTAACCCACTTACCCTCTTTGTTTTTTACCGTGATGCTGTTTTCATGCCCCATTGGTGTCCTCGGGAAAATAAGAGTTTATGAAATCGTCGTCCAGCTCAATGCCGAGCGCCGTGGCGGTAGAATAACGGAATAACCGCCCGTATTCGCCGACTTTCAGATTTACATTGGCCATCTAATTCTCCGTATCAGAGGGCGACACCGGCGCGTCCTCACATAGCTCCGTGAGCAGCGCCAAAAACGCCTTTGCACTCTCCACAAACACCTGTTCGCCGTTTAGCACCGCGTATGCGGGGAACATGTCGCCCAACCCTTCTCGCCGCGTCATTTCCGCTACGTCCGCCGCAGCTTGTTTCTCTCTGAAATCAGCTAAACTGACAACATCACCCATGTGTACGCCTCCATATGCGCCATCGTAGCAGTAAAAGGAGCCGTTTACCTAATTTAGCCATGGTAACTCCTGAACAAACGGCTAGCGGCCTCCTGCGACGGAGCTTCCGCTACGTGTGTGGGGTGCGCGGGTCGGGCGCGGGCGGCCGACGCCGACTGATTTGCGCGATAGCGCGCGCCAGACGTTTGCGTGGGCTCGTACCCCACGCGGGCCATCAGCTCACTGTTGCGCTTGTCGTAGAAATTACGATTGCCGTCCCGGTCGGTCCAATGCACGTCGCCCATCTGTGCGTACGCTTCGTCCCAATCCGGCCGGTTTTTCGATAGCGCCTTAAAAATTTTAGTTTTTTTCGCGTCGGGCCCCATGCGGAAAGCAAGATCTGTGAGTACGAGCTGAATGCCCTCGCCTCGATCCTCTAGCCCCATATCACGGACGTTCTGCTCGATATCGGCGCGTAGTATATACTCCGCTTCCTCGACACTGAGCCCGTTACGCCAGGGGATGCCGTGGATTTTGCCGGATTCCAGCTCGTGATCTTGAATTTTGTGCCCGTGGCCGACGTTCTGGCCGGGCTCGGGGGCTTGGACTACGGGGAAACGGCCGGAGGCGTCGGGCTTGTAGCCTTCCTGCTGTCGGATGAAGTCTGCTGTTGCGTTGCTGCGATCCGGGCGCCTGATGCGGTTAATGCGGGCACTCCGCTCTGCGGCGGCTTTCTCCGCCTCTGGTCTTGTCCGCCACGCTCCTAGCGGGGGATTCAAGCCTGCGCGAAATAAATCCATTGCTTCAGCTTGGGTGTGGCGCCTGCCGTTTACTATCGAAGCGAAATTTAGCCATCTATCGCCTACTTTCTCCGTAAACGAGCTTTCTGTGGAGGTACTGCCATCAGGGTTGCGGATAAAAGGACGGGTGACATCGATTGGCGTTTCGCCGTACCCGGATATCGAATAATCTGGTGTCTCGTCAGTCATGGTGTGCCTTTGAGTTGTCTCCTACGCTGCCCAAGCCTTGACGCAAGAAGCGGAGAAGGAGGCCCATGACAGCCCGCTTGGCCCGCGTGTTTTTATTTATAGGCGTTTTTAGCACAAAAAATTTTTTTAATCAAAAAATAGGGGTATGAGTTCGATGGATTTAAAGGAACCCGTAACCCCTTCCGGCAATTTTTAGGTAAAAATAGCTCAGATTTCAAAGTTGGGGCCCTATATAGATGGAACGCCGGCATTTAAAAACCCGGGAAGGGGGGTCGGCAAGGGCGGCCAGACACAAGCCTGCAGTCTTGCCTGCAGTCTTGCCTGCAGTCTTGCCTGCAGTCTTGCCTGCAGCCTGGCCTGCAGCCTGGCCTGCAGCCTGGCCTGCAGCCTGGCCTGCAGCCTGCGCCTGGCTTTGGCCTAAATCCACCGAGCCCGAACATCAATCACCGATAGAAATTCCTTGGCCCCCAGAAGACGACGACGCCGCTTTAAAATAATCACACTATTATGTGTTTTTTTATTTGCTAAAATCACATAATAGTGTATTTTTCTCTCTGCGGCCCACATAAGGATGGGCTAAACGGAGAAAAAATCATGGGTATCACAGACGAAAGTTTGAGTCTCGAATCTCTCACCAACGATCAAGCCGCCCACAAGGCCATCATGGCTGCTCATAGCGTTTTGCTCGGGCTGATCGAGACCGCCAACAATTACGATTGCACCCGGTACGAGGACGCTGTTGGCGAGCTTCGCGATCTGGGCAGCGACCTTGAGCATCAGGGTGATATGATTGACGATGAGCGTGACTTGGCGCAGTACGAGTTCGACAGCGCCAACCGTCGTGCGCGGAGATGAATTTTCTGCAAGAATAGGCAAGCTAAATTGTAAGACCAACGGCATGGGCAATGGAGCCCGGTTTTAGAAAAGGGTGGAAATTATGACATCACTAAATTACGAATTAGGCGAGTTAGGTTTGTTGTTAACAAGCTCAGACGGCGAGCATGTTGGTGACATTTTGACGATAAGTGAACGCGGCAGAGCCACAGAATATGTTATTGACATAATACCTAGGCAAGGGCGCGGCTGGCGGTCAAGAAGCTACAGGTCATTGGAAGCAGCAAAATATCGCGCTCTTTCCGAATATATTGAAATGGTGGACAAAGAAGTCGGTCAATAAAGGGAATCAGATCATGAACTACACAACAGAAATAGAAGTTGGTGACCGGATTAGATTCACCTCACCATGCCGCGACGGTCGCCCCAACGTATGGCGCGTAGTCACCGGGTTTTGGAAAGTGTTTAATGCCGATGGGTGCACGGTTGCGTACGTCGAGCCAACTGTGCGGTATCACGGTTGTGGCAATTTCATAGTACATTGGAACGAAATCGATGAGCATGAGACTGTATAGATAATGGTGGAAATTATGCATATTTGGGAAGAATGCGGAATTGATGGAACAATGGGAAGCATTAAAGCCCACGATCAAACAATTTCCGCACCCGAACAAGTTTTTTGCGGAGCAAGGGAAAACATATTTGGATTATCAGGAATTTGCGCTTCGCAGTTGCGGGACTAGCGGCACAATCCGCAACCTGAAAAAAATATGTGCGGTGAATTGGCAAGCTAAATTGTAAGACCAGCGGCAAGGGCATAAGGCCCAGCCAGCTTTAGGAGCAATATCATGGAAAACACACCCATCCACATCGACGAATTACTGGACGGCGGCGAGGAAGCCGTGCGGCAGAATGTCATCTTTTCCCTCGGCAAACCGTCTAAGGGTAAGTGGCACGGGGGCCTGTACATCAAGTGGCGGAATAAGAAAAATCGGGCGATCAACGCATTCGGCGAAACTAAGAAATCCGTTGCCGATAGTCTTCTTATCCAAGCGCGCCGGGAAGCTGAGTGGAAATATAAACGGTGACCCCCGCCGAATTTAAAACCGTTCGCGAAAGCCTCAACTTGTCGGCGAAAGACGTGGCTGACAGGTTGGGGCTCAAGTCCGACCGCACCATCCGGTTTTGGGAGTCTGGTGGGCGGGGCATACCGGATGACGCCGCCGAGTTGCTGATCGATATGGACACGGTCGTCGAGCACGCGATCCTGCACGCGGTCGAGGCCGTCGAAGAAACTATCGCCGAGATCGGGCAACCACCCGCAAAGCCTGTCACCATTTCTCGATATGTGAGCGACGAGCAATTCGCGCGGCTTGACCCAGAAAGCTTTAGCCTGCGCCATACGTAATGTAGAAATTTACTTGCAAACCACATAGCAACGTGATTATGATCCTGGCATGTCCACAATCGACGAATTAATCAACAGGGTTCGGGAATTTGCCACAGAGCGAAAATGGCGTCCGGCCAAGTTGGCCACAGAGGCGGGCCTGCACGCCAATACACTGCGGTCCATGTGGGACGATGGTTGGAGCCCCAACGCGGCGACACTTCGCAAGTTGGAAGAGATTATGCTTCCGGATAACGATCAGGAGGACGCGGCATGAACACCCCCCTCATTTTGTTCGCGATGGCGCTGCTGGCAGCCTTCGGGCTCGGCATGTGGTGCCAGCACCTTTTGCCGCATACGGATAGGCGACGAAAATTTTCTAGATATTAGGTGCAATGTTGCAGCTATACGCGCAGGCTTTAAGCTCTAAGCGGGGGGCTTAAGGCTAGCGGCCGGCGGCGCCGAGCTGCCCGGGGTAACGTCTATGATGGGCGGTGCATCGATGCCACGTGTTTGCCCGTCTATCTCTTTGAGTAGGTCAGTCAAAGCCGTGACAGTGTGCTCTACTTTCTCGGTTAAGAGCCCGTTAACCTTGGCTTTTCCCATACTAGCGGATACGGCGGCGGCCGGCTGATCAAGGCTTAAGGCTAAAAGCCTGGCGTCTTCAAGCTCCCGGCTGATGGTTTCGCGGCTAACGCCTATTCTCACGGCGTTTCTGGCTTGAATCTCAGTGATTCGGGCTTTCACGTCGTCGCGTTTCGTCATGCGATGGGCGTTTTGTCGATTGGGGCTATATCCTGCTTCGGCGTATGCTTCCACAAGATCACCACCATTTGCCACCATTTGGGCGAACATTTCGAGCTTTGGTTTTAGCGGCGCGTCAATTTCCATTCGGTGAAAATATCACGCGAGGCCGGCCGCGGTCAAATCGGCGCCGGCGTAGTCGCCCGGCCGGCGGGCACAAAAAAGCCCGGGCCGCTTGGACCCGGGCTCGGTTGGCGCGTCCTTTTACGCGGCTTTTGCGGGGTTTTCGATAGCCTGATACTTGGTTCCCAAGATCAAGTCGGCCGCTTTTTGGGCGGCGCTGGCGGCTTTAAAAATCGCTTTTTTGTCTTCGCGCAACACTTTCAACCATGATCGCAAATATTCGGCGTGATCTGGGCGGGGCTCGCCTGATATTTGGCAAGCGCCGCAAGTCATGGCGGCCGATAGTTCAGCGATTAATTCCTCAAAGGCATAGGCATCGTCGCCGAACGTGGCGCCAAATTGGCGGTCTAACCGGCTTTTATGTCCTGTAGAATGCGCCATCTCATGCAATAAAACGGCGTAGTATCCTTCGGTCGTTTTGAATTGCTCGGCGGCTGGCATGGTCACTTGATCATTGCCGCGGTGATAATAAGCGCGGTTATTGTGGCCAGTCGTCAAGCTCGGACCCTTTTGCATGTAATCAGCAAGCAGGGCGTCAACGTGCTTTTGGGGAGTCACACCGTCCGGCAATTTGACCGGCTCGCGTGCAGAGTCGATAACATCCTGAACGGGCCCGGTCACTTTCTCGGCCGGGAAAACCGTGTGGAACTTGGGGAACATAAAAGGGCGGATAGTTGGGTCATCCGGCCGGACGGTCACCCATGCGACCACATTAGTGCCCCAAAGCCCGGCCGGCACATCGTCTGGGCGTTTTTTGACCGAGCACCCAACGGATTTCCAAGCTTTAAATGTGCCGTATACCTGGCTGGCGCTATCATCCGCGTAAAGCAGGGGTACATTGATGCCCCGATACCGCCGGCCGATTGTGGAAACGGGTCCGCGCCCTCCGAAACGGTCTACCCAGGGCTTAGACCATCCTTTTTTGATGCTCTTTTCTAGCTGCAAAATGATTTTATTGGTGACTGTTTGGTAAACGTCTTTTCTGTTTTTAGTCATTCTTTGGTTTCCTTCGTTGTACATAGGTAGAAAGTAAACTATTACCATGCACCTTGCAAGCAAAAAAATACCCGGGCCGTGGGGCCCGGGCAAGTTTATCAAGGGCGGCGGCCGTTAGGCAATTTTCGCGGCGGCCGCTGCTCGAAGGCTGATAAGTTCAACGCGATAATCCGCTAACATGTGACGCGCGCGGTCTACTACATCACTCGCGCTGTTAACTGTGTCTAAGTCGCCGGCGACGGCGGCAATGTTAGCAGTCTCGAGTTCGCGTGCGATTAAAGCGCACAAGGCACTAGCGATTAGCAAGCTATCTTTCGTCATGGCTAGTTTCCTTCAAGATTAAGGCTACAATTTTAGCGCGTAGTGTTTCCTTTAAAGAGACAGGCACCCAAAAGGCTATGCGTATAAGACCTTTTGCTCTGCGCCGGGCATTTGAGCGCGCCATTAATATATTTTTCGGAGTTGCTACCATCTACTGAAACCTCTTGATGCTTCGGCCGCGCCCTTCTTGCGCGCGCCGTGTACAGGAAAAACAATCACAAAATCTCGCGCGGCAATCGCGCACAATTTGCAATCAGTACACTGAATGCTGGGGTCGTCAACATTAGGGCACTTAATCGCTTTCAACCCTCCGGCCGTGATTTGTTTTTTGGGCGTTTCGTCCGCCAGGGTATCCACAACCGCGGCAACGGGCCCGATATTTAGCGTAAACAGCCAATCAGCATGATCAAGATTATTAGCAGACAAATTAACAGTAAAGCCCTCAGCGTTTGCATATCTTACAAGTTCCCTGTTCTTGCGTTTTTTCATGTTTTTATGAGTGTAAGCAATGTTAGGCCGGCCGCTGTTGGCGCGTACAAGCGCTTTAAACGGCCGCGCGAGTATATCCCCGCCCGGGCCAGGTAAGTCGCCAGCTACGGCGTGGCGCCACACCTGATCGGGTTTAAACTTAGACACCGCGTCGCAGTACTCGCTCCACTCGAGAGTACCGCGCCCCTGATCCACACGAGCCCAATGACCGAAACGGGTGATACTTCCCGCCTTCGCGTAGCATTCCTTAAAAAAAGCACATTTCTCAAAACAAGTTGAACTTTCGATAATCGAAGCGGGGATGGGGCCGGTTTTAGCGTTGCCAGATTTAAGGGTTAAGCCCACATTACAATTATACATGATCCAGCACCATGCGCGCATTGTAGATACCAGCAAGCGCCGCTTTACGGGTGCTGAAATAACCGGCGAAGAATTCCCGCCCGCCATGGTAAGCGATAGCGTTCCAACTGGCGCCATTGGCGCCGCTGCCGCCGGCCAGATAAGTCTTGCGCACTACGCCCACAACGTGGGTGTTATTACAAACAAGCCATTGCCGCTCGCCTATTTTCATAAGCGTGTATTCTGGGTTCAATTCATACTTGCCGGGGTTGTTATCCGGGACCGTCGCCCGGGTTAGCGTTTCGACCGTAGTTGTCATGATTTCTACCTCAAAAAGTTACGCCACAATTGGCAATCTCCACAGTAAACACTGACCAGTAATTTGCAAGCTTTATTTTGCGCCGCTGGCGCTTTTTAACCTCCGCTGCCGGCCGTGTTTTTGCGCCTTATTCTCGCGCCTTGTCCATCTGTCCAAGATACTGCTCAAACTCTCTATATACTCGGTATAGGTACTATTACATGTATAATTACTATTACCCTTACTTTTATAACATAAGTTACTAATATCTTGGACACTTGGACATCTTATTTATACTACTGATATTACTAGTAAAAGTACTGTCCAAGATACTGTCCAAGATTTGTCCAAGATTGATTTTCGCGCCCCGCCCCCCGTAGCCAATACTACGCGCGTAGTGAACACTACGCGCGTAGCCTTTTCTCCGTCCAAGATTGATTTTGTCCATGATCAAAAACACCTATCTTGGCCACTTTGGTAACGATTTATCCGCGCCCCGAAAACAGGTTGTTAGCGGCGTCAACCGATTCGTCTATAAGGGCCTGGCGGTCGGCTTCGATCTTGCTAGCTTCGCGCGCGTCGATTTGCCCCGCGCCGTCACAAGTAGGGCAGAAAAAAGACATCTCTATCGTGTCGTCTATTATCTCCCCACACCCCTGGCAATCGGGGCATTCGGTTTTATCTGTAGCCATGGTTTTAATCCTTCCTAGGTTGCCCCAAGCCCGGAGGCCTGGGGCGTTTAGTTTAAAGGCCTATATCTGATAAGCTCAAATACACCGTGTCAGCGTCCACCTTGCGGGTTAGCCGCCTATGTTCAGCTCTGAGGTATTTCCCCCAGTCGTCCTGCACATAGCTTATCCCTTCCTCATCATAGCCATAACGTGGCAAGTCGGGCCCCGCCGGCGGACCGGTTTTTACCAGCGTTTCCTCGCACCGTTTAACTGTCGCCCTGGCTGATATGCCAAGACCCCGGTAGCAGGCTCCGCTGTCCCAACCGGGGCCGCCGCAATCGCTGTACAGTGTTGCGTCCGATAGCAGGTCGCCCAACTGGTCAACGGTCAAGCTGCACTTATAGCCCCGCGATTGCCACGCGCCGTCGGTTGGTATGTCGAGATCGCGTTCCATGTGGTCGGTACAGAACGCGCGGGGTATCACAATGTCGTACAACATGTTTTTTCCTTTTCGATTGTCAAAGAGCGGTACCGTCTTTTTTGACGATAGAACAGTATACCATAGGTAAATGTTTACTGTCAACCTTTTATTTTTTCGGCAGTTTTCTGCGGTTCTCTCGCGCCCCTATTTTACTCGACCGGCGCGATTAGTTTGCGGCGCATCTCGGCCAGGTCGGGCGCCGGCCGCAAGCTGCCCGCGCCCCCGCCTATCGAATCCACATATTCTTTTATATGCTTCACGCTAGTTGTCTCTCCCACCACATATCCCGAACTTTGGTGCTGGAGTACGTGTTCGCGTTCGCCGGCACCCCCGCCCCGGCGCACCCGTATGCGTAGCCCCCGCCGGCCTTCTGGCCCCATGGGGTCGCGATAGCCTATAGCCCTAAGCGCTGAAGTCACCCGCCGCGTGCCCGTCTGACTTACAAACGCCATAGGGTCTAAGCTTCTAACGTCTGCAAGAACCATTTGCACGGTCACAAAATCGGGGAAGCCGCCAGTGTCGCCGGCCGCGTCTTCCATCCAGTTCCTGACCGCCACCTCGCTACCGTACCGTGTTGTTTCGATCATTACGTTCTTAGCTTCTGTACTCGGCGCATATGTATTGTCAAACGCGCTAAGGTCGCGCGCGCAGCACCACTGGTACAAAGCCGCGATATTTGCCGGGTCCGCCGCCCATTCAGCCACTCCCTTATAGTACTCGCGCTCGCGCGGTGCGCCGCAATTGAGCACGACTATGCGCCGGTCATTATCTGGAATTGGGATCGCGTCGACGTGATTAGTCGCCATCCAATAGGTCGCGCAAGTATGGACCTCAATGGGACGCCCATACTTGACCGCCATTATTTCTGTCCGCGGCCGGGGGTCAACAAGCTCTTTAAGCCTGTTATACACGTTATGCTGCTCTTTTTGGGTGGCCTCGCTGACAGACGGTAGTTCTTCGATGCAGTGTAATACCCGAGCGGCCCAGTCGCCTTTATACTGCGCCATGTTCGACCCCCCGAAAACCGCACCTTGTGGTAATAGCCCAGCGTTGCGCGCGCCCATGAGTTTTATAAGTATGTCGAATAGCACGCCTTTGCCCACGCCGCCCAATTCATCCACCAACAAGACGGCGGGGGTGGGCGTTTCAGGGTGCCGCGCTTTGTACGCCATGTTATCCATCGCCCACGCGCGGTCGTCGGCGTCGGGGAGCAGCCCCGCGATGAAGTCGTGGAAGACTGCGCAGCTGCCTTCCTCCGGCTGGTCATGCGCCGCGCGCTTAAAATAATTTTTAATAATTTTTCCGCGCTCATCTTCATATAGAGGGTACGCCTTATCTGGTCTGTAGCCCATGTGATCGACCTGGACCAAGTTTTCTGAGGCCGCCCAGAAATCCACCGGGCTGACGAGCGTTCCGGCCGTCGCCGGCCGGTCGCCGTCCGCCATGCGGCAAGCCCACCGGGTATTTTGTGTCTTGAAGCCGACCCAGGGAATTTGGCCGCTTTGAGGATTGTCGTTGTCGATCTCAATCGCTGTATGCGACGCGGCGTGATATGCGTACTGCGCCAGTAGCTCAGATGCCCTGTCCTGTACGGTTATGGTCATAGCGGGCGCTGGTACCCCGGCCTCGTCGCGCAGGGCTAGCATGGCGTCCTTGAGGCCCTCGGGGCCCTCAGGTGGCAGGGGCTTGAAACGCTCTTCGTGATAGCTTATGCCAGTCATGGTGTCGTGAATGCACACGCCGCCATGGTGATCGAGGCTCAGGAGCCCCCTATCAGTGTTTTTGGCCACGGGGCCGTCAAGCCAGGACATTGAAACACTAGCGTTTGGTATAGTCGTGTGCTCAGAGCGTAAGTCTTCCAGACAGCGGATAGCGTCCTCGTCACCTTTCCACGCAAACCGGTGCTCGTCGTTTAGCACGTACTCGCGAACTGCCATCGATTCGCCCGCGCCTTCGCGCGTCAATAACTCGAAACCCTGCACGTCCAGCCAGCGCGTCGTGAAGTCCACAATCTCGAAAACCCGGGTTTTAGGGATCATAGGTAATTTGGCCAGCGGCACGTTTAATGGCGTATAATCAACCTCGCCTTCGACCCATCCATAATCCACGTTTTCCGAATGAGGTCCGAACGCCCCAAACTGGCGCGGCGAGCCCCCGCCGAAAACTTCAAGCATGGCACCTTTCTCTTCGTCCTCCCGGTCATGGTAGACCGGCGTGGCGATCCGATTGAAGAGCTCGTCGCAACGCAAAAACCACGCCTCTTTTTGGCCGCTACCCGTCCGCGCTACGGCCTGTTCTAGCTCGGGGAAAGCCTCCACAATCGCGTCGATCAAATCCACGGTACTGGCGTCGTCTATGTCGAGGTCGAACGCAATCAGACCATCTTGAAGGCGTATGCCGGTAGTATGAGCCCCGTGCATGCGCTCCCACGACCGTATTTCGGCCTCATTTACCTCGACTTTTTGCCAGCCCGGTAAGTTAGGGCGCTTAAATGTGTTGGGAAGGGGCGTATAGCCGTTAGCGAGTAGTTGTAATCTTAAATCGGTTAGCGTAGAATCGGACACAGTGGTTCCTCCTGGGCTGCTATAGTACGGCTTACACACTCTCCCCGGCGGCTAACACCGCCGGGGTTTTTTATGGTCATACTTGATTGCCGCCGTCTTCGATCTCGTCTGCGATCTCGGCCGCAATTTCGTCTGTTTCCGTCCCTGCATTTATATAAGTGCTGAGATCAAGCACATTTTTAGCCGCGGTCAACGTCTCTGTCGTAAAATCAGCAGCCGACAGCGGCATGCCCAGAGGCATTTCCAGTTGGTTGTCTTCAACCTCATAAGCCTCACGGTCGTCTGTGCCGATGCCACGGGCCTCGTAGGCCACTAAAATAGCCAAACAGCAAGCGGCATGCCACAGGTGGCTATGACCGCTCTCCATGTCGATGTCCTCGCCGCCTTGCCACGCCCATACGTGCCGTTGCAGCGCGGCAAAATAGATGCCCCACTCTACGCCCTCTTCCCAGCCGCGCTCGGCAAACTTTTTGGCGCCGTGAGCCATAACTGTGCCCATTGCCGTCATAATTTCGGGCGGTATGAGGTCCATGCGCGGCTTGTCTGGGTGGGCTTTGGCGTGTTTGTCCACTACGGCGTCTAGCTTGTCTTTTAACACACCGCCTTCATCGAGGTGCTTCTCACAGCACTGAAAACAATACCATCGTTTCCCTCCGACCATACACTCGTCGTTTATATTCGTGGTTTCTCCACAGCCAACGCAATTAAATTGTCCAGATGCAGGCATGTTTTTAACTTTCTACTAGGCTAATTGGGGGGCGTAATTATCTTACATCGACGCCTGGAGCGCAAGCAGCGTCTCGTATTCCGCGCGCTCGATCTCTACTGTGATCCAAGTATGTCCACAGTCGTCCGCGCCGCACCGCCGACGGCGTTGATGCTCACCCCGCACAATCCGCGTGTCATAAACTTCAACGATATTCTCTCCGCAGTTTGGGCAGAATTGGGTAGCGCTTTCGGTCTTTCTCATGGTTTGGGTTCCTTTGTTGTTTCTATTTTAGCCACGGTCATATTAAATTCTTGAGACTCCCCATCGTCGTAGCCAAATTCGGAGTCAATTGTACCGTGGATGACCACCGAAATTTTATCTCTTTTGAAGAGAGCTTTTCGCAGTGCTACGCGGCCGTTTTTAACGTCCAGCAGGGCGTAGGTGCTTTGGAGTTTCATTCTATACCGCCTTTGAGTAAAACCAGTTTTCAGTCGTTTCAGCCGCTAACGGCAGCCCTTCGGCCCAATCCGGCACGTATTCCATCTCAGCCGTTAACTCAGCTTTGACATTATCGGCGCGATCTTCGGGGCACTCCGCGATCAATTCATCGTGCGTATGCCCTACCAGATCGATCCACATATTATTGTTTTCGCACCGACGGATCGCGTCGCGCAGTAACGACGCCGCAGTGGCCTGCGTAACGTTCTCGGCCAGTATGCCGTGCCACATAGTTGTGCGAGTGTGACCTGACTGGTATCTCAATTTGTACTCAACCAGCTCGTCGCCATATTCGTCCTCGGTGACGACACGGTCGGTTTTTAGCGCGGGGTAGGTCAGAGCCCGCCCACAGGGCAGGAACATAAACATCGTACCAAACAAATATTTGGGCCGGTATACAAAGGTGACCCGCCCCGCTTTGAACTGTGAATTAGGTGACCGGCGGGCGTTTTGGAAAGCCTCGCCAAGCTGCGACCAAAAATTTGTCGCCCACTTATTATTCTTGCGCCAGGTATCAACCACCCGGTTTGTTAGAGCCGCGTCGAGGCTCAAGCCATACGCGGCAGCCATCGAGGCCAGCGCGCCTACCCCGCCGCCGAAGCCCAAAGCCAGCTCGGCCACTTTACCTACTTGCCGCTCTTCTTTACTGACCTTAGCCGGGTCTACAGCATAAATGTCGCCAGCTGCGATTTCGTACAGTCCCGGCAGATTGGGGTCGGCGTCACAGCTCTCAAATAGCTCTAGTCTGTGTTGCCCCGGCGTGCCCGCGAGCCACGGCAGAACCCGGGCCTCGATTGCGCTCCAGTCACTCCATACGAGCGTGTTGCCCGGGCCGGCGATCAGCATGGGGCGGATCAGCCGTGATAATGCGCGGGGAGCAGACCCGAATTTGGCCTCAAACTTGTCTATGACTAAAGCGTTAATCAATGAATATCTCCTCCAAATGCTTGACCATATAGTTGATCCAGTTATCCACTGCTTCGATAGTCCACATGTGTTCGACCCTGTGCTGCAAATCTTGCAGCCTTATCGCTCTTAACTCCTGCGCGCGGCTGAGACGCCCGTGCATGGTTTTCAGCTCGACAAAATAAATCTCACCTTGCGGCAGTATGACAAGCCGGTCGGGCCAACCGCGTCGGCCCTTAACCTCAAGCTTCAACGCTTCACCGCCGAGCTTTGTCTCGACCTGATCCACAAAATAAGCTTCGATTTGTTTTTCGAGTATTTTTTTCGCCATGGAGCCTTCCTACAGTGAGCAAGTAAATCGCCATTTTTGTCTCTTCGTACATCCATGTAATTTACCCTTGACTTGCGAAAAGCGTGGGCCCAAAATGAGCCCATCGCAACGAAAAGTCAACAGGTGATGTCATGGCCCCCCGGCATTTCAAGCTAGCTTACTTCATATGCGCGGCAGCATATGTAGCCATTGTTGGATTTTTAATAGGTATGTTTGTGACAGCGACCGTGCGTTGGCTAGACGAGTTGCTAATGTGATGGCAGTGGACCCCCGACGTTTAATTACTGCTTTCCGCGCGCAAGACGTTCACCGCGTTGTTCGCGGTATCGTTACTTCGGTGACACCGAGAGGATGGAACGAATTGGAAAATAATCAGGCTATGCTAGCCTTAAAAGCACTATCTAGAGAAAAGCAACAGCCGTACAACGTATACAAGCGTCGTAAATATACCACCTCGGAAGAGGCACACCTGCGGCTGTCGGACGTGGCGAATGAACTTGGCATGACAATTTCGGAGGTCGTTGAGGCACTGATTTTGTCGGGCATACCGGAGGCGAACGAGAAATGAATGTTATGCCCCACTCCACGACAATCGGCGGATCGAGCGCCGCGCGCGTTCTCGCGTGCCCGGCCAGCATGAAGCTTTGCGCGAGCATGCCGAGGTCGCCCGACAGTGATTACAGCCGCGAGGGCACAGCTCTGCACTCCGCGGTCGAGTTTGCGCTACAAGACGGCCGCTTGCCGTTCACGAGCGACACGTCGTCCATGATTGGCCGCGTGTTTGACGGTATCACCTTGACCGCGGAGCACATTGACACTTGCATTGACCCCGCTCTCAGTATGTTCGATGAAGTCTACGATGAATACGTCGAAAAGTCGGGCGAAGTGGAATTTGTGCTTGAGCAGAAGGTCAAGTTCCCCGGTATACCGAAAGCTTTCGGAACGGCCGACCTCACCCTATCCGCTGAACACGGCGTGGCTATTCTAGATTGGAAGTTTGGACGCGGCGTAACCGTAAGCGCGCACGAGAGCGCGCAGGGAATGTTTTACGCGCTGGGCGCGGTGACGACGAAGACCGATGGCTTTCCCGATGACCAACCAGTCGAGATTATTATTGTACAGCCGCGTATTGCGGAAGAACCGTCCCGGTGGGTGACCAACGGGGCGCGGCTCAAGCAGTTCCAGACCGATTTGATCGCCGCGTATGAAGAAGCGATTGGGGACAGCCCCAGCTACGCGCGCGGCGAACATTGCCGGTTCTGTACAGCCAAGCCGGTTTGCCCTCAATATAAAGACGTGGGGCAGAAGCTGAACGCGCTGGTTGCTAAAAAAGCGGACCCGGTGGTCGAGAATTTTACGCCTGAAGATTTGGCCGAATGGGCGCGGCAGGCAGACATCGTTGAGGCGTGGGCCAAAGCCGTGCGGCAGCTGATGATGCAAGAGGCCGAAGCAGGCCGACCGCCGACGGGAATGAAACTTGTGCAAAAGCAGGCAAATACTTCGTGGGTTAACGACGATCCTAAAGCTATTGATCGCATGCTGGCGCGCCTTGGCCTCGGGCTGGACGTGCGACGCCAGCCATGGAAAAACGCCAGCCCCACGCAGGCTAAAAAGGCACTTAAGAAGCTGGGTAAAGAGCTGCGCGATGGCGTAACACAGCGGCTGCCCGGTAAGCCGGTGCTGGTACCCGACGACGATCCCCGGCCGGCAATTGTGACGCACGAAGAGCGTGTCGAGAAGATCGGTGTGGCTTTGCACGATTTGGAGCAAGATTAGCCCGGTTCCCGGGGCGGGCGTTATGAACCCCGGGGTTTTGAAACTAGCTAATGGCAAAAGGATATTAGCAAAATGGCGAATGAAATAGCTGAACAAGACGAAGCGCTTGCGAAACTGCAGGTTGCGGTGCGCAACACCAAGCGGTCCATGCCGAATGTGGGTGGACCGGTGCCTTATCTGAAAATGGGTAAGGATGGTTTTTGGGTGTTTGGTGCCAAAAACGAAGAGGTACAAGACGGCTCACTTTGGGCCATCGACCCACTGTCTTACCGGTACGGCTTTGTGTGCTGGACGAACTACCCTAAAGAGGCTAAGCGTAAAAATGAGAACCTCGGTGTAATGACCGTGGCGCTCGATGAAGAAGCGTTGACGCTGGACGACATGCCTACCCGGACGGACAAAGACACCGGGAAGAATTGGCCGTGGGCCCCTGTGATCGAAATGCGTCTTAAGTGCGTATTTGGTGAAGACCAGGGTACTGAGGTCTTATGGCAGACGTCGTCTGTGGGTGGCACAAGGCTCGGTTCAGAGTACCTTGAGGAGTTAGACCGCAACATCGCCAAGGGCCTACCAGTGGCCGTGGTGAAGTTGGTGTCGGAGTCTTATGACCACACGCAGTATGGGAAGATTTACACCCCGACGTTTGTGTATGATCGGTGGTTGCCTTTAGGGACCACCAGTCTGGACGACGCTCCAGAAGAGATCGAAGCTCCTGTTGCTGACGAAGAGGTTAAAAAAGACGCCGCTCCCGCTCCCACACGGAAGCGTCGTCGCCCGGCGGCCTAGCCCTCGGTTCTCTTTGTCACCCCCGGCGGCAGAATCCTCCCCGCCTGCCGCCGGGGTCTTTTTAAATAAGGAAAACATGACCGACCTCGTACAATCCATCGACCAAATCTGCTTCATGGATAGCGAAACGCGCCGAGTCGCGGGCACGACTTGCCCTAACGTGATCAAGGCGGGCGGTCACCGTTATTTTGACAACTGTTTCGCTACCATCTGGTCTTGGGCCGTCGGCAACGCCCCCATCGAAATTGCGTCTTTACGTCACGGTTTCGATGGGCGGCTGTCGTGGGAGCACGACGCGCCAGACAGGCTTAAAAGATTTTACGAGCGCGCAGAGCGCGGCGAAGCTTACTTCGCCGCCTGGAATATGGCGTTCGACCGGGGCGTGTGGAACGGTCCACAAAGCGATTTCCCGCCCCTTCGCATTGATATGACCATCGACGTCATGGCACAGGCCGTCGCGGCCGGTTGCCCGGCCACTTTGGCGGGCGCATCGACGTGGCTAAACGTGGCGCAGAAGATGGAGGAAGGTAAAAAGCTGATCGACCTTTACGAGCCCCCGGACGGTCTGCAGCCATCAGACCGGCCCTACGATTGGGACAGGTTTGAAGACTACGCGATCCGTGATTCGGAAGCACTGCGCGATGTGTACAACGTGACGCTACCGCTATCTCGGGAAGAATGGGAGGTTTACTGGGCCAGCGAGGCGATCAACGACCGGGGCGTGGGGCTGGATACTTATGCCTGTGCGGCCGTGTCTGTACTCGTTGACGAAAACCTTGCGCGCATGAACGAACGGGTTATTGCTTTGACGGGCGGCAAGGTCACGGCGATCACGCAGCCCGCCCGGATTATTGACTTCGTGGCGCCCATTCTGCGCGATCACGCTTCTGTAAGGCAGTCTCTCGTCAAGCGGAAGGCTAAGTTAGGCGACGACGGTACGATAATTCGACCAGAGAAGCTGTCTCTGAGCCGTGACAGGCTGGAAATAGTGCTTGTGTACCTCGATGTCTTACAAGAGCGCGAGGGGTTGTCTGACGAGCTACAGCGCGTACACGAGCTGCTGACCTTACGTCATTATGGCGGGTCGGCTACGCCGGGTAAATTCTTGAAAGCCCTGAACGTATCGCACGGTGGGCGGCTCAAGGGACAGTATGTGTTCAACGGCGCGCCGCAGACCGGCCGGTTTAGCAGTCGCGGCGTTCAGATCCATAACCTAACCCGGGCTCACTTGGCCGAGCTGGAAGATGCAGCACTTAACGTCATATCCGCCTTGAAGGACAAACGGGTTCGCGCGCGGGTCAGAGAGATGGGGTACTGACAGATCATGTTCAGGAAGACTGACCTCCACCCGTACCAGCAAGACCTCGTCACCGCCCTTTACGAGCACGACGAGCTGCTAGCCATCGTGCCCATGGGCGGGGGGAAGACTGTGTCCGCCTTGACGGCCGCGCAGGAGCTTCACGACTGTGGTGCGATCAGGGGCGGCATAATCCTCGCCCCCAAGCGGGTGGCTCGGGAAGTATGGCCGCGGGAGATTGAAGAATGGGAGCACCTAGGGTTAAACCTAGTGTTAGTGACCGGTTCGCGGGAACAGCGCAAAAAGAAGCTGGCGCGCGAAGCGGACCTGTGGATCGTCGGCATAGATAGTACTGACTGGCTGGTGAGAGAGCTTAAGAACTATCCAGCCGACGATCCACGGTACGACATCGTTATCATTGACGAAATGAGCCGTTACAAGACCATGGACGGTAAGTGGGGTACTCCCGGCAAACGCTCTCGGCAGCTGGCTATAGCGGCCGATGACTTTAAGATCCGTTGGGGCCTGACCGGTACACCTATGCCAGGCAGCGAAGCTGATATGTTCCAGCCCGCGAGGATTTTGACCCGCCGCCGCATATGGGACGAAGACTTCCTTTCGTGGCGCATGGAACACTTCAAGCCGGATAATCCGGTCACGCAATTCCGGTGGGAGTTGCGAGAGGACCATAAAGAACAGGTATGGGGCGACATCGCGCGGTTCTGCTACGTCGTGGACGCAAATCAGCTGCCCCCGCAGCCAGAGCTTGTGCCGGTCCACCACTGGGTTGACCTGCCCAAACGGGCTCGGGAAGCGTACGATGAGATGGTCAAAGACCTTGTTGTCGAGTGCGACGGCGATTTCGTGATGGCTGAAAACCAAGCGGTAGCGGCTGGCAAACTGGATCAGATCGCGCAGGGTTTTGTGTACAGAGACGGCGAAGTTTTTGAGCATCTGCACACGGCCAAGATCGAGGCACTCAGAGACTTGGTCGCCGGACTCGGCGGCCAGCAAGCGATGATCACATACTGGTACCGGGAAGATTTAGATGTGCTGACCGACGCCTTCCCCCACATGCGGGTGCTCACAGGCGACAAAGGGGGTAAGTGGAACGAGACTTCCGCCACTGACGAATGGAACAAAGGAAACGCTCAACTTCTCGCTGTCCATCCCGCCAGTGCCGGTCACGGGCTTAACCTGCAAAAGAGTAGCGCGGGGCAGATTATCCACTACTGTCTGTCTTGGTCGTCGGAGTTGCTGGAGCAGGTCCGCGCGCGGATTGCCCGGCAGGGCAATAAGAATGAGCGGGTCATTGAACACATGATCTTAGTGCGCGACACGTTGGACGACTTGAAACTTTCGCGGCACGGCGAGAACATCGAAGCGCAGAATTTATTCATGCAATACGCCAAAAAACACCAACTTTCGTGATCTCGTTATATGGCCTGCCCCATCTAGTGAAAGCATGGCGAATAAATGAAGCCTAAAGCTTCCGCCGTTTTGAGAGACCCAGAAAGGAATTCAATGAAAAATTCAAAACTATTGCAGGAGGAAGAAGTAGCGGAAACCTCTACGGAAGAGCCTCAAATTTCTGACGAACGAAAGATTGATCCTCGCAACAAACTTAACGAGCTAACTGCAAAAGAATGGATCGTTGAGACTATCTCTGTTTGGAACCAACGCGGCCTTGGAGCCGGGCATCCGGACGCGAAGATTGAGCGCCAGCATCCCGCTCCTTTCTCCTTCACTGACGTTGGTCGCCTTGTACGCTATTTCACCAAGAGTGGGCAGACTGTCCTCGATCCCTTCCTTGGCGTTGGATCGACTCTTAAAGCATGCGCCGTCGATCAGCGGAAGGGTATCGGCATTGAGCTTAACCCCGACTATGTTTCGATTGCTCGGAAGCGTCTTGCCGATACGAAGGCCAGTATGGCCGAAGCAATTATTTAGGCGGGCGATACGCTCCAGGGTAGGGCTCTGTTGCGGGTAGTTCGGAAATTAGCTTTTTCAATGACCGATAAAGATCAACCCTGTGGGCTGGAATACAACGATGGTTCTTATGCTGCTGCGCCGTGGGCTCCCGCTATCCTCGATGGGAGTTCCACTTCTTACGACGTAAACACGACCGATGCCCAATGACACTAATGACACCCGATCCTATATAGGACGCTACTCGGGGCTAGCGTCGATAAGTAGGTGAAGTGTCATAGGTGTCATTCTTGATCCCAGTAATGCGTATCTCGGTCACCTACAAAATTTCTCAACCTTCATGTTGTGCCCCACCAGCCATTGCTTTGTGGGGCGGGACAGGATGTCCGAATCCTGTCGCACATATTTGGTTACCCACGCACACTCAGTACTCGCCAGATTCGCGCAGCCGCTTGTCCAACTCAGCGTCAGACATACGAGCAATAGTTTCATCAATCTCATGCGCCTCTCCTGCTTGTTTTAAGCCCTTCTCGGCGTCTTTAAGCCTCTGCGCAGTCTTGCCCCCTCGGAGCGCTATAAAGTACGCTGTGAGGGCACCCAGGGCCTTCAGGACAAAGTTGCTAATAGCAGCCCACATCATTTAGCGTCTGCGTTCTTATCTCTGCCGATATTAAGGGCGAGGAGGTTCAAAACCTTCAATCCGATGTTGACAACTTTATCATCAGTCGTCGTAGGCGTGAGGACAGTGATGCTCTTAGCGGCTGTAAAGACAGCCATAAGAGCCACAGCCCAAGTAGGGATATGAGACAGAATTTCAGCGATGAATTCCATACTGATTTTCTCCGTTTTAATTTTGGCGGCTCAGGTTACACTGATTCACCGGTATATTACAAATCCTTGCGCAGGTAGTTTAGGTAATCCGCGCCAGCCTGGACGTCGAAAAAGGTCGTGATCAGCCCCGCGTCGGTGTCTTCTTTTTCAGGGTTGATGATCGTCACAGCACTGGGCCCGAAGTTGCCATCTGGAAGCCCTAGCTCTTTACCAAATCGGTCGTGAATTTTATACCCCGCTACGCGGATGGCGTGAGATACGAGCCCTGTCGCGGGGCACTTCAGTATACCATACGCGGATACATGTTTGTGCCCACAGGTCAGGACATGGTCCCGCCAGCCTAGCTGGATCGCTTTCATCGCGCCGTGGTTAGGGTTCCACATGGAATGACCGCGAAAGTCGTGTCGAGCATTTACTCTAATTTGTTTGCCGTTGGGCGATTTCAGGTTAAGCCTACAGCCGTAATCGTCGTAGACCCCCTTGTGTGTGCGCATCATCCACTTCAGCGGATCGCCGGCACCGGACCAGAGGTCGTGATTGCCGGCCGTCAGATAAAGCCAGCTCACGGAGTTCACGAACCACTCGGTAAGCTTCCAGGCTTCCTGATGGGACGTGGATTGTTCGCCGTAAAGTCTGGCGAGTCGTCCCACCCAGTTGTTTTGAAGGTCGCCAACACACCCACCAAACATGCCGTTCGTCTCTCTGACAGTGGTGGCGTCCGCTTCTAGTAGGGCGATGTTAGTGCCGGGATCATCGACGTGTGGATCGCCGAAATGCGCGATTCCGTACGGGCCATCGATCTTCACTTTGATGTCGATTAACTTGCGCGCGTTGTGCGCGCTGTCCTGCCGGTCCCACTCCGCTTTGCGGCGGCTCAGTAGTTCGTTTATGTCCGGGTCAAGCGACGGAAGCTCGGGGGCTTCAAACTGTTGGTTCCCTGGGGATAGCCCGGCGTTTCGGGCTTTATCGAGGTGGGATAAAAATGTTGTCCTGGGCAGACCTAGAAATTCGGCGGCTGCCGTCTGGTGGCCGAACGTATCATGGGCATCTAATGCCGCCTGCATTTGTTCGACTGACGTTTTGTGGTTTGCCACACGATGACCTCACTATAGTTCCGAGGATATTCCGAAAAGTGCGGCGATTGTAGTTCCTATCCCCACCACATATGTTCGCCACCGCTTAAGACTCCCGACATCGTTCTCCACATTTTCCAAACGCTCGTTATGCGCGGTTGCGACTGTTTCCAGAACGCCTTGCATTTTACCGAGGTCGCCCTTCATGTCAACTAAATGGTTTATTACCTCGTTTGTGGTGGGCTCTGTCATGACAGAACGGGCAAGGAGGCAGCTTCAAATTCCTTCTCTAGCGCCTCTTGGAATCCCGGGACGGTCTTGGCGAGCGCGCGGGTCGTTGCTTTTTGCACATCTGCGCGCTGCCTGATGGCATCCGCGAGTAGCCCCCACATGCCCTTCATGCTTATAAATAGCGATCCGTCGTCATTAAGCGTTATGACGCCCACGTCGTGTAACACTTGCGCGTGCCGCTCAACGAACTCTCCGAGATACGTCTTAGCGACCTCTCTGTCGCCGACAGTAAGGTGGCGCAGCGCGGTTAAGAGTGCTACGTCATCGTAGTCGTCCACAATGGCAGTCAGCGTCGTCGATCCGTCTACGTGAATGTCGCCGTCTTCGTCAACAAGGACCAGGGTCCGGTTAGCCCCACCTACGAAACTGCGGATACATAATATGTTCGCATCTGCGGTCGCGCTCGTTACGCCCGTTCCGCTGGTCTCATACCCGGTCAGGCGAATGAATGCGCTGGAAGAGTTAGACTTCGACGTGGTGGCTGTTGCGCCGTACCCGACTACGTTAGCACCACATATCGACTCTGAGACCCCCGACAGTCTTACTCCGCCGTACGGGTTCGAGTCTTTCTTTATAGACGCATACGTATCCGTTTCTGCTGCGTCTGTGATACCGTGCGCCACATCACTCGACTTGAGCGCCAGAATTTCATCGTCGTTCGCGCCCTGGTTAATCGTCAGCCCAGTTGTTAAGTTGGCGTTAGCTGTGTCATTTATGTAGACTGCGCCGCCCTGGTCAATTCTGAAGTCGGTGCCTAGCGTGGCGGTCGTGTTTGCTGACCCGCTCGCGGAAGACTGGAATATGAAGTTACCATTGGACATCGTTAAGACGCCCATCTGGTCCGTCGTGGCAAACTTGTACGTACTCGTCCCAGTGTTATAAAAGTTGGTGCCGATGTCGAACGTGGGGCCAGTGTTCCACCCCGCCAGCGTAGCGTAGTCGCCTAGTTGTTGTACGTTCCACTCTGCCGCCCAGCTCGTATTCACGGGCGTGGCGGGCACACCTAGGTTAACATTGCCGTCGTTATTGATCTGCATAGCCGCCGCCGCGTTCACCACGAACGCCATCGAGTTATCCGAATGATCATAGGTGATTTGGCCGACGTCGTTGTCTTCCGGGTCGCCGAATGCGATCTTTACCGCAACAGAGTTTGGTGTGAGGAAGGTCATACCACCTGCGGCGCTATTTTCGACCACTAGGTCGTCGGCTGCCGTACTAGCCGTAACCGCCCCAGCGGTTGCCGTATGGACGTGCAAAGTGCCGTCTGGCGTGCCGGTGCCGCCAAAGAAACCCGACGCGGCCTCTAGCGCACCGCCCTGGATTTTGTCACTCGAAATGGAGTTGTCAGAAACGGTAAGTGTGCGGCTCGGTGAGATGATCTCGAACAGCGTGCCGGTGTAAATCAATTTCACCATGTCGCCCGCAGTTAGGCTGCCCGTGACTGTCGCGGCCCCGAGCTGCTGGATCGTTTTCGCGCCGAGACCGTTCACGTTGATCGTGGACGCACCAGTGCTGGTATTGGTGATCTTAGTGTTGATTTCCATGCCTTCAAAGTACGAAGACGGTGGCGGGTCGAGCGTGATCACGTAGGCGTCGGCGGCACCCGTGTCGGCCGCGTAGGTACCCGCGTCGGCGCCAGAGACATCGTCTACCGACCACAGCTCGCTGTCGGAACTGTCCTTAAGCACGACCTTGTACTGCTGGTCGTTCTTCAGGTAGATCTTACCGAACCGGCCGGAGCTGTCGGCTATGACAGGGTTGGTATTTGACGTGGTGAGCTGCGAATCCGAATAGGTGTCCAACGCGGTGCTGGTCCCGTCTGCGTAGAAGTACAGCTTGGCATTCGCGGCGGCCGCGCCTGAGCTATCAAGGGCCGTGGCGATGGGCATGTGAAATAGATTAGTCATTATTCACCTTCCGGCGGGCTAAAGTTTTCGTGTACTTCTGATTTGTCTAAATATTCCTGAAAACTGGACACCAGTTTATCGTAGTGTTCCATGTATTGCACCCTCACAGCTTCGCGCGCATCTTCGTCTAGCGTTTGATCACGCAGCTTCCAATCTAAGCGCGACATCACATCTGCTATCTCGCGTTCTTTTTTTGTTATGTTAAGAGAACGTGTCTGGTGGGGCTCTACGGGGTATATGTTAATACCTACACCTCTTAATGCAGCTTGTGTCAGCGTGGGAGACGGGTCGCCGTAACGATTTACGTCGCTTCGATAGTGATCGTATAGCTTTCCCGCTAACCCTATATCAGTAAGCCAAGTTGGCGCGGCCATGCGCCACATATATCTAGTGATATCCGCCATCTGCACTGCAGGGGGGTCTGCTTTATTGGCTATCGGTCGCTCTGTATAAGGGTCTATATTTGTTTGGATCGCACTGAGTACTTGGGGGATTGGGCCCCCAAAAAACCCGGTATCTTTCAAAAGGCCTCGTATATCGCCGTCAGCCACCGTCCCTATTGCTTCAGCGAGCTGCCCCCACGGCATGATGTAGCCGAGATCCACAAACTGTATGCGCCTGTCTTCGTCTAGCACCGGGAGAGCGTACATACTGCTCTTGTTGTGTGTCCACTGGGGCAAGGCTTTACGCAGAGCGTCAACGTCCTTTTGAGTAACATCGTACTGTTCTTCGATCATCTTAGCCATAGCAGTATTCATCACCATGTACGGCAGATACCGCTCGGGGTGCTTAACCGCAATTTCTGCCATCTGCCCGGTAGACTTGTACATGAAAGTTATGAAGGGGCTGCCTAACGGAGCACTTCGAGCCTTTCTCACCGCGTCGGGGATAAGCGAATAATCGAACAGAGCTTTATGCGCTTCCAGTGCGGCTTTCTCTTCGCCCACCCCCTTGCTAAGAAGATGGCGAATCATGGCCGTTTTAAACACCGATTCAGATAGCTGGTAAATTTCTCCTGCTTTGTTACCTACGCTCCCCGCCATATACTTCACCGTGTCCAGCGGGCTTTTGGATTTATTAAGCATCTGTAGCATGTCTTCTTCGACGCGGTACAATTCGTTGTGGCTGAATGTCGTTGATGTCACGCCGTATTTCTGCGCGACTTTCCATGCGTTCCCTCCTGTTTGCATGTCCCTGATAGCTCCGTAAACATTTTTAGGCACCGCGTGTAAAGGTACGCCCCCCAAGTTCATCAGAATAGCGTTCGATATAAAGTTGCGTACCTGGGTAGGCGGGTTTAACGCCACTTTGGACAGCTTCCACAATTGGTTAGCGCGCACTGATTTATGGTATATTTTTCCTACAAGCGAGTCTGCGTCTGTAACAAACCCGACCGCGCCCTCGATGTCGTTGGCTATCTCTTTTCTTACTTCCATTCCCCGCAACGCGCCGTACCGGGGGTTATCGGGGATAATTTTGTAGTCTATGTGCGGCACATCAATGGCCGCTTCGCCGCGTGCTACCTTCTCTAGTGGTGCTTCAGCCTGTTTAATCAACTCGTCCATTTCGTCGGCTAGCAACAGGACATCTGCCTGTTCTGCTTCGTCCATATACGAGGCTTGAGCTTTGAGCCGCGTGGATTCATCATACATCCACCGAGTAGACACGTTGCGGCCGTTCCACTCCACGACAGTGGTGGGGTTCACCCACTCCGGTTTTTTTGATATCTTCTGTAAGAAGGTATCCATCACTAAATCATGTGACGGTACAGCTATGCCCTTGGAAGCAACATACCCTGGGTCGGTAATTTCGCCGAGTATTATACGTCTCACGTCTTCGGGTATGTATTTCCGCGACCGTAGATACCCTTGGTCTGACAGCTTTTTACCCGCTGTTCCCTGCGCGCCGTCTCCCCGCTCAAGCAAGTGTTTTAGGTACACCCGAGGCAAGTAGCTTCCTCGATTCGCTTCATACACTTCTTCCGACAGCTTGCCTCTTTTAACGAGTTCGCGCCCTATTTTATCTATTGTTTGTTTTGTCTGCCATGCAGCTACACGAACTTTACGAGACTCTATGCCAGCCGGTAAGGCGTCTTTGGTCGTTAGAAATTCGTAGGCTGCTTTTTGATCCGCTTCAGAGGCGTTGTTAAACACTCTAGCTACGTGTTTGGTCACGTCATCAATGGCACTTATTTTTCCAAGCGTTCGATATCGAAGGGAAAGGTACTCATCTTTTTCAGGTACTTTGCCGAGGGGGGCTAATTTGTACCCGAACGTGTCGTAGAATCTGTTTGTGAACTGCTGCGCGTTATCTCGGTATATTTTAGCTACGCCCCCTGAGATCATTTTTCCGCCTTTGGCGCTGGCTTTTACGAACCCAGCACCCACGCCCAAAGTCAGGGCCCCCGCGCCTACCGCGAATTTATTGCTGTAACTTTGAAAATCAGACACGTCCAACCCGGCGGCCTTGTATGCCTCGTCTCTTTTTACGTCGTCTATCGCCAGCAGCATACTGACAAAAGGAGTAAAATCGGCCACGCCAATTTCTACGCCGTTGGTAGTGCCGAACTTACCTATGGCTCGCCTGAGCGGTGGCGGGCCAGGTAAGTTTCGTATAGATGCAGGAGTCCGGCCAAAACGATCTAATGTGCGTTCGACGGGGTTTTTATCCCTTAGCCCGGTTTCAGACGCGGCGTCTAATCGTTTATACGGCCGCAACGGGCGCGATGTCTCCTGCGCGGCTGCATCCAACATCAACTGCTGCTGTTCTGTCACATCGTGCATACGAGTTGGCGGAGGCGCTAGAGCTTCGATCTCGTCTAGCGTAAACGTGTTTAGATTATGAGAGGGCGCAGAGCGCGCTTCGATTTCATCGAGAGATACATAACGAGGACGCGTAGATACCGGGGCAGGGACCGTTTCATCGCCCGGCGCGTCTCTAGCCTCTATCTCTTCCAGCGTTAACACGAGCTAGTCTGCCTCCTCAAACAAGCCCTGCCCTACGTACTTATATTTTCGCCCGTTAATTTCGTACACAGTTCCTTTATCCATGCGGGAAACGTCTACTCGTTGTTCGTCTGTCA